GCAAGTGCTGCCTGCATATTGATGTTCTGGAAATTGCCACCCCAGATCGCGGCATCACCTGGGCGAGCCTCTTTCTCTTTTGGCTCTTCCGGAACATTGTGATGATGGTAGCCAGCCTGGGTATCGCCAGATCGGGTGGACTTGATATCTGACATCTGGAAGTCCTGGGCAAGACCTTTGAGTTGTCGGTCAGCCTGTTTTGTTTTATCTGATTTGAGTGCGACTGGTTTTAGGAAAACCATATTGAGTTCTGCTGTGCAAAATTTGATAGGGCATTTAGCCTCATAAGATTCAAACAGACCGTGGGATTCGCAAAGATAATCGTGAAGTACGCTCATGATTCGTCCAAAGTAGGATAAGAGTAATCGTGACGATTACGGGGGCCGATAGATAATTTGAATCCGTCCGGGGACTTCACAATCCCCATGTGCGAGAAGATAGCAGGTTCTGCAACCTTGCGATAGTCAACGTAAGTGGTCTTGTCTTTCCTCCTCATGATCTTGACCCGACCGTCTACCCAGTGCTGGTAGGCGGCAGACACCCGACGCTGGGTTGTCTCGGTCATGGGTACGATCTCGTAAATGAAAACGTCTTGCAAAAGGTCTTTGGAAATCCCGCAGAGGTCAGCAAACTTCTGAATGGAAATCCCACGGGCTTTGTCTCGCAGGAGTTTGCCAACCAGAACTTTGAGTTCCTCTTTAGGAAAGACGGTATTCAAACTTGTATCCCTTGTCTTGCAAGAACATCAGGAAGTCGAGTTCTCCAAAGATGTTATCGCATTCCTCTGCCGTGTTCTTGATGACAATGGATTTATGCCCCACCAATTTTCTGCTGGGTGCGTGATGACCGACCAGACGCTCTAGGTCAATATCATCGTGCAGGCCTGGACCCATGTACTCAATCGAGAAGTGCTTGGCAATGTGCAGCGGTGCGAACCGCACACCGACAGATTCCAGTTGAGGTCTGAGCAAGCCTGAGAGCTGGACATCTTCGTTGATGAACGGCTGCTGACCATAGAGTTTGTGAACGATGCCGTGTTTGGCAGGGGCCTGGAGGAACTTGCGGCTACGCAGCGAGAAGCCACCGTTCTGGACAACGATGGGGTCTTTCACCTGAGTCCACGAGAAGCGGAACATAGCCTGGTCGCCCAGAATGCCCATGTGAGTAGGTGCGCCCACATAGTCATACTCGTAGTACTCGTCTGTGAAGTTAGCCCCGTTAAGGCACCAGCCATCGTCTTGCACAACAAGACAGTATTCCGTCTCGATGTAGGCGTGTAGGCAGTACATACAGAACATGGAGTACTGGAAGTAATCCAGCGATGCTGTTTGTTTCCACGCGATATGGTCTGGCAAGGAAAGAGGTCTTTCAAGAGAGATTAGCAGACCTCGGCTTCCCGGTAACTGGGTCAGGCTCTCTACAAGGCTTGGAATACTTGCCGCGCCATCAGTATGGCCGTGGACAGATACGATAGTGAGATCAGTGTGTAGAGCCACCGTACATCCCGATTTTCTTGAGATAGTTGGATACGTTACGTCCAGCAGCAATCTGCTCTGGCGTTTGGTTCTCTTGAGCATGAGAAACTTCTTTCGTCAGTCTCATGGCAATTAGTCGAGGTTGAACCTGCTCGGCATAAGCAACAGCGGCCAGCGCACTGGCGATCACTCTATCATCTTTGCCGCGCCCCGGCGCACCAATAAACCCGCCCTCACGAACGATGCCCTTCATCTCGTCTAGCAAGTCCATAGACTTGATGTCCATCAACCCACGCTCAAAGTAATCCTTCATGTAGGTCAACATCCGCTCTTTGGTCTGACTCGTAGTCAGGAACCCAATAGAGTTGGATAACCCGGACATCGTGTCATTACGACGCCAGATGTAGTTCTGCATAGAACCCAGCACATCCATGATGCCGTGACCGGCAGTCCCCTGACTTGCAGCCAACCTCTTGAGGTTACGCATCTCGTTGATGACCGCCTGACCTGGACCATTGACTTCCAAGTTCAGGGTTGAGTTCTTGTACGCACCGGCAAGGTGAGCAATCACCCACGCAAACTGATAGGTGTTCATCTCACTGGTCGCAAACTCAGCAACCTGCTCCATCCCGTTGGCATATACGCGGAACACTTGGATAGAGAATCGGTCTGCCCAATCGGATGATCCATAAGCAGGGTCAGCACCAATGACGTAGTAGGCAGTGTCAATAGGTTGTTCCCAGACCTTGAGAGTTCCCAACTTCTCCGTGGACTTCAAGACATCAGTGTCTTGGAACATTGCCCCAAACGCATAGCGGAAACATTCCGGATGAAGTGCACGAGACTTCTTGGCAGCGTCAGTACACCGGGAGTTTGAGAAGAAGCTCGTACCAGTCATCACGAATGCGTAGTCTTCCGTAGGAGGAAACTCCTGGTACATCAGCGCATCGTCCTTGATCCCCTCGTGCAGCTTCCATCTCCACCACGCCATCTGCCTGCTGTTGATCTCCACCCCGTACAACTTCTTGATGTCCTTCACCCACTCTTTCTCTTCCCCAGTTAATTTGCCATCCCAATAAACCTTATAAACATCCGTCTCTGCTTCTACAGAATAAAGCTCATTTCTCCACCAACCACAAAATATTGCTCTCTGTGTTCTAGCCTTTTTAGCAGTGACATACATATCGTGGAACATATTAAACCCACGAGCAGTACTCTCAAATAAATACAACCTCTGAGGATTGGTCTCGGCAAGAGATGCCAAGAGAGACGCTAGACCCTCCTCATCTCCCCAACTGGATGTCTCAGTACCATGCAGGTAAGTAATCGCCTTACCGCGCCCCAGAGACCCCTTAGAACGCAATCCAGCCACCTGATAAAACAACCGACTACGGTTCTTCAAAGATATGTGGTTTCTGTTGTGAGCAATAACAGGTACTTTATATTCCCTGGGTAACCCATCTATATACATAGACAAGGTGCTACGGAACATATCCCTGTTCTCTTCTGTGTCTGTCGTTAATGTACCCTGTAATCCAGGATGTACAAAATGCCAGTAAAGATCTAACGCTAAAGAGATAGTAGTTATTCCTAACTGTCTACCCTTTAATATCACAAAGAAATGAATATCATCCTGTAGACCTTTGGCTATCTCATCCATAATATATGTCTGAGTGCCTAATAACCTATCCATCTTCCTGAGACCATGTTCCTTAGTCTCTATTTTAAGTTCACTACAGAACTTGTAGAACTGCGCCAGATTAAATGACATGAAATTTTCTTGGGGGGGAGAAGCGTTGGGTGCACGCACACACGGGGGTCATGTCCCACCTCTGAGCGCCACGGGATTGGTCGGATGGTAGCACGGGTCGGGTGGTGTGCCCCTTCCCAAGCCGGTACAGGGTGCAAGCGTGGGCGTGGATCTGGCGGGAAGTGGGAGAGAGAATCAGGATAGCGGGGAAGAACCAGCCCCAAGTGGGAGAAGAGCCCCGTCCAGGGGGGGTAAACACTATCGATAGTGGGGGAAGAGTGGTAGACACTCCCTGGTGTCCCTGTAGTTGGAGCGTGGTACAGGTAGTACATACAGGACACTTACCTATATATACATATAGAACAGTAGACTACAGGTAGAACAGTGATCACCTGATCACTTCCCTAACTGATGGTCTGACAACAGTAGACACTTACCACCTATATATATAGAGACACTGTACAGGTATCTACAGGTAGCTACAGGTAGACTACTGTATAGATACACATTAGGGTTTCCTCTAATATAAATAGTGGATTTTATCCGGTAATATCTTATCTAACGGTTAACGGTTAACCGGTAAACAGAGAGAGGAAACAAAATGAACTTTGTGCATATTTTTAAGGTTAGAGGTGGTTGGCAGGTTCTCGTCACTAGCAGTCCTTGTCTGCGCGGTGGTGACAGTGTGGTTGCTGAGGTGGTACTGGCAACCAAACGTGACGCTAAGAGGTTTGCGAAGTCTACCGGTGCAACGCCGTGGAACTTCTGATCTAGGTTCAACGCGAAACCCTCTCCGGAGGGTCTACCGGTAGTGCCGGTACTGATGAGCGTAATCAAATTATATCTAGAGGGTTCACAATGGCTAAGCCTAAACTGTCTGTCATCACATCATCCATCCGGATTTCTGTCACATCTAAGCTTGACGGGATTAGATCATGGAGTCTGCAAGCTCTGGAAACCTGTCCGGGTTCTGTCGGACCGGACGGCGAGCTTGTTGCAGCGTGCAGTGGCTGTTACGCCACGACAGGCAATTACGTTTTCGCAAACGTGAAAGAACCTAGACTTGCAAACCGGGAAGATTGGAAACGGTCCGCATGGGTTGACGATATGGTCGCAAGCTTGAATAAAGATCGGTTCTTCCGTTGGTTCGACAGTGGCGATATGTACGATCTGAAGCTTGCCAAGAAGATCCTTGCAGTGATGGAATCCACGCCATGGGTCTCGCATTGGTTGCCTACTCGCATGATGAAATTTAAGAAATTCCAGACTGTACTTGCTGCCATGCAAGCTCTACCGAACGTCATGGTCCGGTTTTCTTCCGATAGCGTATTCGGAGAGTTTGACGATCGACACGGGTCCGTGATCGTGCCCGATCCTGAGTCTGTTCCCGAGGGTACGAAACTCTGCGAGGCCTACAAACATGGCGGGAAGTGCAATGGTTGCCGTGCCTGCTATGACAAGTCTGTCGAGGTCGTGGCGTACCCTGCACACGGTCGGAAGATGGACAAGGTCATCAGAATCGCACTAGCTGCGTGACCTATTGACAGTAGGGGTTATCTACCTGATAATCCCTACACGACCTTATCTTATCGGAGTAAATCATGACCCATTTATTCTCTCGCGAACGTGCACAATCCATCGTTGAAGATAACGCCAAGTTTGACGATGGATGGACGTATACCATCGAACAATGGGGACGCTACTGGGTCGTGGCAGTGCACGACGAAGACGGCCACCCCCTGGGTTATCTGTGAACCCGACAGTAGATCAACTGCTAGATCTCCTGCTAGATGGTGACCCCGTTGCGTGGCAGATCACCCGGACCCCTGACGGTCTGTCCATCGTGGGAGTGATGAAGAACGGTCAAACCAAGCACTTAGCGACCGTCCCCATAGCAGCCCCTGAGAACGATCCTGACCCCTACCATGTAGGGTAGCCTCAACTGATCCCCTTTCGCCTCACTGAGAGGCTTCTATCGCCCCTTACGGGGTATCTTTGGAGTGTTGACTATGTTTTATGAAGAAATCCAAGCAAAGATCGCGGATCTGCAAGCCCAGGCGGAGCGTGTCAAGCGTGAGGAAAAACAGCAAGCTATCGACGCAGCTCGTGCCATGATCAGTAGCTACGGGATCACGGCTAAGGATCTGGGGCTGGAAAAGGCTCCCAAGGGTAAGGCCGGTCCCAAGCCTGGAGGCAAGATCCCGCCCAAGTACAAAGACCCTGTGTCTGGTGCGTTGTGGTCTGGCAGGGGTAAAACCCCGAAATGGTTTAACGGATCGTTGCCCCTGTCTGTGTACGCTATCTAATCTCCGGGGGGTTAACATCCCCCTAACAAGGACTATCATGGTTAATCTTATCTTTCAAGTTATCTTTATAGGTCTATTTTGTGGTGGCATCATAGGTGCTGTAGTAGGTGAACCATACCTTATGGGATCATGTTTACTGGGTGCACTAGGTTGTATGATGATCATTATGTCGAGGGAACCCAATGATTATTAAATTCAAATACAAAACTAAAAAGCCCCATCGTGACCAACTATCTGGTATGAGTCCTAGCCAATTCAAGACCATGTTAAAACGAAAAGGATATAAAGTAGATCGTGATTTTTTTAAGTTTGGATCTGTTGCGTACAAAAACAACAGGGCCTATCGGTTTCGTTATTGGTCACCTAGATTTTTTGTGGATGTATCTATTCCATTAAAAGAATTTGACAGATGGGCAAATAGTGTAAACATTACTATGGACTTCGTTGATTGGGATTTAATCGTATGATAATCAACGGTAAAATAGTAAAGGATTGGGATAAGTCCCAGATCAGTACAGGATATCAGCAACCTAATAAGTTCCGAGTAATCACTTGGGATATGGGTAGAGTCCAATCATGGTTACTAGGTAAAAAACCACTGTCCCGTACATTATTAGAGAAGGTGATCAGATGAATGACTTTGAAATGATGCAGTACTGGAGAGCTGTCACTCACCCACAACGGGAGATAGAGCAGAGAGTCCTGACATTCGGCCATGCGGTCTACCAGTTGGCCTACCAGAACGCCAGGGAGGAGCTAGGACACGCTTTTTATAGTGGGATGTCCAGAGGTCACGATGACTGTAAGCCAGCCATGCGTAAGGCTCTATCTGCTATGGAGAGTGCGTATTACATTCTCAAGATCCAACCCGTAACCCCATCACAAGAAGCCGATACCCTGGCTCTTGCTATCCAATCTGTTAACGATGCACTGGAGAAATTAGGATGACTGCTGCTAAAGAATCCCGCAAGAAAGTACTGCAACCCTGCTTCTACCTGGGTCATGCCATGTATGTCCCGCACCTACTGAAGCCAGGATACTGGGTCTCATACGGTGGCAAACTGAAAACCTTGCAAGAGTTGATTGTCTTAAAAGCAAAGGTTTCATATGAGCAGCTCTTCCCCCAGCCAGCCCCGCACGACTGGATCTCTAACATCAGAGTGGGATGATATGGAAAAGAAACGTTACTACCCCAAATGTTTTCAGGACAGTAAACAGTTCCAAGGTTGGGTGAGCTACGCTCGTCAGGCCAAGCCTGCCCCAGCTCATTCCTACTGCGAGGACTGTACCCCTGAATTCCAGGCCAAGATGATCATGGAAAAGCGATGCCAATATCCCGGCACACTCTTCCACAAGTCCGGCTCTGACCTGAAAGGCACGGCATCAGAGGGTGACTGGATAGGACGCAGGTCTGCCCTGGAAGTTGCCAAGGTTCGTCTGCTGGCGTGGCGCACCCAAGACAAGGTAAAGCTGGTATAGTCTCTCTGTTCGCTGTTGTCTCCTCTCTGCCCGCTACAGGCAGTTCGGCCCAGGTCACTTGATCTGGGTTTTTTTTTGTGTTAGGGTTTACCCCGTTGTGGTCGTACGCAACTAGAAGACTCCTTACTCATGCGCCGCCTCTATACGAGGGTACGACCGGCGCAGCAGTAAGGGGTTTTTTTTTGCAGGCCAGAGCCGCACTCCTCGCGATAGCAGTGCACCTAGATGGGTGGCAGGGAAGAGAACATAGGCTGGGGAGTACCACCCCCTGCAAGCCTCGCAGCGTTCCAGAGCGACTGCACAAGTGTCGAACCTCCTGGGTGGTCTCAGGCTCGGCATGATTGAATCTGGCGTCAAGCGAGCACTGGTAGGAACCATCTGTATAGATGAGTGACCCTGCGGGTGAGGCGGTAGGGCATACCACCTTGGAGGTTCTTTTGTCTTAAATATGTATATGTAGAACAAACTGTTGACAGACAGTTCTACCTGTGATCTAGTGTTGTCTCTCGTATCTTATCTAGGTGATCTTATGAAACTCTGTATCGACTGTAGGCATCATATGCCTGCCAAGTACCCTGACCCACAGTACGACCACTCTCGGTGCTCCCAGGCTTCTACTCAGAACCCGGTGAACGGGGTTATCAAGTTCCAGTTCTGCGACGTCATGCGTATGCACGGGTCTCGCTGCGGCAACGATGGACTGCTCTACCAATCCAAACACTGGGAGACTCTCGATGTCTGACTTCGCACCTGAGATCCGTAACTCTGCCTGGTGGTCGGGAGATAGCCGTCTGGCAGCTAATGGCAAGGCCAGTGAGGCTATCCTCATTAAACAAGGGAAGATCATTCCTGAAGATATCTCCGAGAAGGAGGTTGTCAGGATGGGTCATGTCATGCAGCCCATCATTGGGCGTCTAGCACAGGACAGACTCCAGATCGAACTCAAGGATGCTGACTACAGCATGACTCACCCTAGAGAACCTTGGTTGCGTTCTCACTTCGACTTCATTTCTGCTGACGGGACTGTCTTGGTTGAAGCCAAGAACTATGGCTCTCATCAGGCTAAGAAGTTCGATGAAGATGCTGGACTCATGCCAGATGCTGACAGGGTGCAGTGTATTCACGAGGCTACTGTGCACGGTGTCTCTACCGTCTATCTGGCCGTCCTGCTGGGTGGACAGGAGCTGAAGGTCATCAAGGTAGATGTCACTCCCGACATGATGCTGGAGCACGTTCAGTGGTGTGCTAAGTGGTGGGGGTTTGTGGCATCTAACACTCAGCCAGATCCTGAGGATGTTGACCAGTGCAGGCTTGCTTATCCAGTCTCTGAAGATCTCTATGCTCTTGCTAACGCAGACCTAGAAACCTACTGTGGACAACTGGCTCTTGCCAGCAAACAAAGGAAGGATCTTGAGGACTACGAGGAGACTCTCAAGACCAAGATCATGCGGTTCATGGGTAGCAGAGATGTTCTGGCTACTCTTGATGGTAATGTGCTTGCCACCTGGAAGTCTGCCAAGGCAAGTCAGAAGTTTGACGTT